GCGTTAAAACTCGATAGAACGCGTTAAAACTCGAGTGAACTCGAGTGAAACTTATCTAAATTTAAATTTAAAATATAAAAAGTTATAGAAAAGGAGAATACCGAAATGATTAAGACCAAGGACGGAAGAACGAAAGCAATGGGGAGTAAAGCCGAACTCATGATGGATTTTATGGGAACTGCAGAGTCCTTGATGAGAAGAACTAAAATTACGGCAGAGGAACTGATTGAAGCAGTTAATGTCGCAAAGATTGCAGACATGATCGATGAGGAAGAGGACGTAACCGAAGCAGAGGACAAACCGGCAGAGGCAACAGTGCTGGAAGCCGATGACATTGACGGAATGCTGGAATGGCTGAAGGGTGAACTCGAGGAAATGAAGGAGAGGTTCGATGATTAAGGAAACGATGTTCTTGGACACCGCTGACGAAGTGAACCGCCTTCGGCCGGACGAAACCGAGTTGGAAAAGCTTCTGCGGGTAAAGAAAAGTATTTTTACCGAAATGGCCGCTGCAGAACGGGCGCGAATGGAAGCAATGAAGATCTACTGTCAGATGGGCGATGAAGAGTCAAAGGTGATGTATGCGTACTTCGATGGCGCATTTTACACCATCTGGAACCTGATTAAGAAGAACCATTTGGAAGTGGAATATCACGAATTCGTGAGACAGCGGCGGAGAGCTGAGAAGGAATAGGATGGCAAAAGAAAAGGTGCCGGGAGGACCGGCACCGGGGAAGGAGCGGAAGATGTCTTATAAGATGCTGTGGGAAACCATGAAAGAGGCACTGGAGTGCCGTGTGGACGAAGAGGCAGAGGATGAGTATAAGTATATCCGGCTGAGCACGCTGCTGGAGCTGATGAATGAGCAGGAAGAAGCTGCCGGAGGAAAGAAGTGGTACAACGGCGAAATCGGTTACGACATTCCAATCACCATTGTGGGAGTGATTGGGGCATTGTTAATGGGCGCCGGACTGTTCGCACTGGTGCTGCAGGTGTATGGACTGTAGGAGGGTGCGATGAAGAATAGAGAGAAATACGCGGATAAAATTATCAAGATAGTCTTGAACGGCGAAACGTGCGATTTCATGAAGAATGTGGTGATCCCGTTGTACATTGACGGACGTGAGAGTAGCGAGAACTTCTGCTGCACAAACAGTTGTGAAGGTTGCTCGAAGCTGTTCGCTTTCTGGCTGGATGGAGATTATGAAGCACCGCCTACGGACTGGGTCAACGTGCCGGTGGATACGCTGGTGCGGGTTCGAAAAAGCAAAAATAGTGAATGGATACTGCGGTACTTCAAGACCTTCAAAGGTGGGCACTATAGTCCGTTCGAGACGTGGGCTGACGGTGCGACTAGCAAAACGGCGGATGATTATACAGAGGTCTGGGAGTACTGCGAACTGGCAGAGGATGAAGAATGAGAAGACATAGCAGAGAACATAGTACGGACTGGAAATTCAGGAAAGAGGAAAGAAAAGTTCTGATATTAAACATCATTCTGGGGTTGATACTGTTCATTGTACCAATAATTACATCAGTAGCCGTGACGGTTTTACTTGTAAAACTGCGAGGGTAACAACAGCAAGAGGGGCACCCGGACGAACCGGAATGCCCCTCAAACGAAAAGATTAAAACCGAGATTATTATAACACAACGAACAAGGAATATGAAATGGCAAAGGGAACGAAGAAATACATCCTGAAGAAGTGGTGCATACTGCGAAACGGAAAGACGGACCGCCATGAGATAGAATTCGACGACATCCAGCAGGGCCTGCAGTGGGTAGAGATATTCCGGGACACATATGCCGATCTTCGCCGCAGAGGGATTATCCAGAACTACGGCATTGAGCTGGTGGAATCAAAGGAGCGAAAATGAAAAGAAAACCGAAACCGACAAGCACACCGAATCTGAACCTTGTGGCGGAAAACCCGAATTGCAGAAACTGCATATACCGGGACAAGGGAAGCATGTTCCGGTGGTACTGCAATTATCTCGAGATGGAAGATAAACCCAGAGGGTGCGACGTGGACGGCTGCACGAAGAAAATCGAAAAAGTAAAGAAGAAGGCGACCGCAGGAGGACCGGGCTGGGAACTGACGAAAGAGGAACAGCTGGCACTGAAGCGGAAGAAGAACAAGCAGTTCCACACGAGAAGAGTATTCACTCATTTCTGCAAGGATTGCGGCGCGTTCTTCCAGAGCTACGCACCGGGCACGAAGTGGTGCGAGGCGTGCAAGAAGAAAAGACAACGATAACCTTTAAAAAACCTTCAACGATGTAAATTACACACTAAAAGCCATAACCTACGTTTGAAATCACAATATTCATGCGTCGGCATCACTGCCATGCCCTGCATCGGAGGAAACCAAAATGTACAAACTGAAGAAGCCAGAGAATATCCCGGTGGAAACCTTACTGGGAGACATAGAAATGAAGGGGCGCAAGGCGCCTAACTTGGTTACGTATTCATCCGAAGCACCGGGAACCGGGTACATCGTAGACACGAAAGACGGAGAGGTGATGATGATTACCGCCAGGAACGGGAATGTCCGTATCCGGATGGAAGATGTATCCGCAATTGCAGAAGAGCTGCATAACATTCTGGAAGATGCGATATGGTTCCATGGATGGAGAAAGGAATAGGAATGGAAGCAAAGTTCACAATTCCGGGCAGAGCAATCCCGAAAGCGAGACCACGAGTAACGCGAGCCGGGTATGCATACACCCCGAGAACAACGCAGCAGTTCGAACAACTGGTTCGGATTGCATACAAAAACCAGTGCGGCAACTTCGAATTCCCGAAGGGCGCACCTTTACTGATGAACATTGAGTTCTGCTTTGAACCGCCGAAGAGCTGGCCAAAGCAGAAGCGAGAGAAAGCAATCCAGCGAAAGAAGTATCCGACCGCAAGGCCGGACTTGGATAATCTCTGGAAGGCGGTGGCAGATGCACTGAATGGAATCGCCTACAACGACGACAGCCAGATTGTGGCCATCACCTGCCGGAAAGTATACGGCGAGAAATACAGAAGCAATGTTCAAATTTCCACACTGAACTATTAAGAAGAAATTAACCGAGTGCAATTAGGCACAATTAACAATGCTATAAAGGCGGGCACAAGCTATTACTAATATTTAAGACAGATATATATGTATCGCGAACGACCACAACAAACTGAATGGTATGGTTGCCAGAGTGCAAGTAATAAGGAATAGTATACCTCAGTAATTTCATAAATTGTTTTCACAACCACAAATAATTCATTGCCCGCCTTTATATATATGAACATGACAGGGTGACAGATGATGAAGAAGGAAGAATTGTTTGATGAGATTCAGATAACTGCCGAAAACCTGGGGATGGAAGAGTGCAAAGCCCGAGAGCTGGTGGCATGTGTCGCATTAATGATGAAAGATTATGACATAGTGCTGCAGGAGCAGACGACAGATTTGGTTGTTAGTGATCTGGACAAAGATAATGTGATGTAGGAGGGCATAATGGAAGATTGGCCAACGATAGACAAAATCGCAGAGAAGATAGAGCGGAAGCTGCACAAGATTAATCCTCACGACTTCCTGTCCGATTTGTTCGAATGTGGAGCAATCGCAGTATCGAACAGATTTGATTTCAGTCAGGCAGAGGAACGAGAAGAACGATACCTGAGTATCATGAAAAGTCATGATACAGACACAAGGACACTGATGATGGATGTCTTTGCAGATATTAGTTTTTTACTGGAGCACCAAATTAATAGTTATGTCGGGTTTGATGATTACCTTGGAAAACTGTACATGAAGTCTGGAACGAGCAACAACAGAGCAGGACAGTTTTTCACACCGTATCATGTTTCTAAACTTGTAGCTGCTGCCGGAATAGATGAAGATAGAATCCAAAAGCATAAACAGGATGATGATGTAATGGTAATGATGGAACCATCTTGTGGCAGCGGAGGACTGGTATTAGCAACAGCAGATGTACTGTATAACAAATACGACTTCAATTTCTCATGGAATATGTTCGTGAAGTGCTCAGATCTAGATAAGCGATGTGTGCACATGAGCTACCTGCAGCTTGGACTCGCAGGGATACCGGCAGAGATTGAATGGGCGGACTCAATGACCGGACAGGTGATGGAGAAATGGAGAACCCCAACAATGATGATGTTTTGGGAACGGTTTGAACGATATTCAAGATAAGAAAAGGAGAAAAACAAAATGTCAGAAATCAAATTCGAAAAGCTGGAGCATATCGCAACACTGGCAGAGACTTCCGGAGGCTACACTCTGGAAGTCAATTTGGTATCTTGGAACGATAAAGAAGCCAAGGTGGATATCAGAAGATGGGACCCGCAGGGCAACCCGAAGAAGGGAATTGCCCTGAGCACCACAGAAGCACTGGAAGCGGCAGAGGCAATCCTGCAGAAGGTGAATTTCTAATGAGAACAAAAGAGAATCCGCGTGAAAAGGGTATTCGTCAGATTAAAGAGATTGGAGAGAGTCTGATCCTGAATGCTGAGAGCATCGTAGGTACGGAAAAGTATTTATGCAACGTTTGCATTCGGGTAAAGATTGAACCAGGCACTATTCCGGGAATCGATATTTCGAGGACTTTTTTCCCGGAAGGATATTTCGAAAAAAATAATAAGCCAGAATAACATGCTCCGATAGGAGAAACGATTGCGGCCGCAGCGCCGCATTAAACCTTGATAAGAGTATTAACAATAGAACCATTAAGATAGAAAGTACTGGAGAGAAGGAAGGACCGGATGAAATTCATTAGGGAAGTATGTGTGGCCGGAGCGGTGGTAGACGTATCACTGAAATCCACACAAAAACAACTCAGTGTGAGAGCACCGAAGACGAAGCCTTCTCGAGAGGCAGTGATCAAGAATAATGACAGAATTGCATACAAGAGATTGGCCCGGACTCTGAACGCAAATTTCTATCCGGGAGACTGGCATATCACGTTAACGTACAGCGGGGAGATCCCGACACAGGCAGAGGCAAAGAAGGACCTGAATAATTTTCTCCGGAGGATGAAGAGAGAATTCCGGAAGCTGGGAAAGGAAATGAAGTATGTCGTGGTGACCGAATACGAGAATCACAGAATTCATCATCACGTGGTAATGAATTATATCGATATCCAAATCATTACGAAGCAGTGGGAGAAGGGAAGAGTCCGCTGCACTGCATTGGACGATAGCCGGAATTACCAGAAGCTGGCAAGCTATCTCATCAAGGAAACCCAGAAGACATTCCGCAAGGCGGACAACATGACGAAGAGACGGTATCGGGCAAGCCGGAACCTGGTGCATCCGATTGTGGTAACACAGGAAGTGAAGTTATCAAAAGTGCTGTGGGAAGAGCCGAAAGCCTTCAAGGGATATGCCATCGATGAAGACTCGATTAGAAGGTTCGAAAATCCGTGCACTCACATTCCACACTTAGAATACATGATGGTCTCCACTGATCCGGTACCGAGATTGAAGAAGTGGCGGAACGGAACTGCAGTGAAGAAACAGGAGACCTACATGAGGGCAGAGGAACTGAAGCAGATGGAAATGAGTGATTACGAATCATGGGGCACATTGTAATGATGTGCAGCTTTGAAGTAGATGAAAAGACAGACCAGAGGATAATGCAGCAGGAAGAACAAGGAGAATCAATGACGGCAAAAGAATATCTGAATCAGTTCCGGAGATTGCAAGAGAGAATCCGGGAAATGAATTTATCCATTCAGCGGATTGAGGACCAACTGGACGTGAAGGGCATGAGCTACGATGGAATGCCGGGAGGAGGAACCGGAACTGACCGGACGGCGGAACTGGTGAGCAAGATGTGTGACATTAAGTTGCAGAGGGAGGTTACAAAGCAAGCCGCCCAGATTCTTTGCGTGGAAATCGAAAATGTAATTGATAAGGTGAGAGATTACGACGAGAGCAGACTGCTGTATGACCGCTATGTACTGGGCAAAGATTTTGAAACGATCGCAGAGGACCTGCATGTAAGCTACAGGCAGGCAACAAGGATTCATGGCTCCGCATTGCTGTCAGTGGGGAAAATCATGGAGAATTGTGAAATCTGTCCTACAATGTCCTAGAATGTCCTATAGGGTGTGAGTATAATGATAGCGTGGAATATTAGAGAGGGCGCATTCCGGACTCAACATCTGGGAGCGCCTTTCCCAATGGGAAAACTTAGCGTCACCGAAAGGTGGCGCTTTTTGGTACACGAATTTCAGAATGCAGAGGGGGAAGACATGGGAAAGTATCACATCACACATGATTATGACAGCTTACTGGATGAGCTGTTGAAGCTGGAGGAAAGATTGGCGTACATAAACGAGAACGGGATTGCCGTTGGCATTGTGGCCAGCGAGGTGGCAAAGAAGAAAGCCGGAGGAACATTCATAGTAAACGCGGACTGCCGGAAGGTTCCGGTATACTGGAGAACATTTGTTCCCTATGATTTCCTGATTACAATCTACGAACCGAACTGCGCGGGAATGGACATAGACCAGCTGAGAATTCTGCTCATGCATGAGCTGCTTCACATCGGTGTGAGAGAAGACGACCCGCTGAAGACCTTCGTCCGGGAACATGACGTGACAGACTTCCGCTGCATTGTCGATGAGTATGGCATGGACTGGAGCAAGACAAGGACAGAGTAATGGCAGGCAAGAGGAACCGTAACCGTCCCGACCAAAACGGTGTGCATCGGGGAGCGTTCGAGCGGAATAAAAAGAAAATCTACGCCACGCAAACAGTATGCGGTATCTGCGGAAAGCCGGTGGACTTTAATTTAAAGTACCCCCATCCTTTAAGCCCCTGCATTGATCATATCATCCCCATAGCCAAGGGTGGCCATCCGTCCGACCTGGACAACCTGCAGCTGGCACACTGGACATGCAACCGGCAGAAGTCGGATAAGCTGGTAGCAAGAAGCGATGTGAAGGTGCAGGAAGTAATCAGCAACAGAGTTCTTCCACAGTCGATGGACTGGAGGAACTTCCGAAAGATTCAGGCAGAGGCAGAGCGGAACGAAAGTAAAGCTATATCAGATCCAAAGCAAAGCGAAAACAAAGAAAAAGCAAAACTAAAACAGAGAGTTATGCTTTAAAGAAAAATAATTTTATACCGGGGGGTGGGTAACCCCGGGGGCCCCCGGCCGGAACTTCACGCCGTCACTACGAATATTTCTCGCTGAATCGGATCGGCGCGAGAACAAGAAAAAATTTTTTTGGAGGAAAAGAATGAGCGACTACATGGGTATGGAATACCTTCGGAGAAAATTAAACCAGAAAAGGCAGCGGGTGAATCTCCGGTACAAATACTACGAGATGAAGAACTATGTGCGGGATTTCGGCATCAGTACGCCGCCGGGACTTCGGGGGTTCACCTCCAGTCTGGGATGGTGCGCCAAGGCGGTGGACTCTCTGGCAGATCGGGTGGTGTTCAACGAGTTCCGGAACGATCTATTGGGGATGAATTCGGTGTTCCGGATGAACAACCCGGATGTTCTGTTCCAGTCGGCGGAGTTGTCTGCAATGATTGCCGGATGCGCGTTTATCTACATTCAGCCTCCGCAGCGGAAAGGAGATAATCCGCCCATGCAGGTCATTGACGGCGCCAACGCAACGGGAATCATTGACACGGTCACCGGCCTTCTCAAGGAGGGCTATGCGGTGCTGGAGCGGGACCAGTACGGCGTGGTGAAGACCGAGGCCTATTTCCTCCCAAATGAGACACAAATATACTATAAGGACAAATCCTACATGGATATTATCCGGCACGAGGTGGCCTATCCGCTGCTGGTGCCGGTGATTTATAGACCGGGAGCCAAAAGACCATTTGGCCACTCCCGAATCAGCAGGGCGTGCATGTCACTGATGAGCTCTGCAATACGTACGATGAAGCGCTCGGAGATTTCTGCCGAGTTCTTTTCATATCCGCAGAAATGGGTAACAGGACTTTCAGAGGATAACGAGATTGCGGATAAGTGGAGAGCAAGCATGGCTACGCTGATTGCAATCACCAAGGACGAGGACGGAGACAAGCCAACCTTCGGTCAGTTCATGCAGCAGGCCATGACGCCGCACACGGATCACCTCAAGATGTTCGCCTCCATGTTTGCCGGGGAAACCGGACTCACATTGGACGATCTGGGATTTCCTACGGCGAACCCATCCAGTGCCGATGCCATCAAGGCGGCTCACGATTCACTGAGACTGACTGCAAGAGCAGCACAGCGTTCCTTCGGTGTAGGATTCCGTAATGCGGGATTTCTGGCGGTACAACTTCGAGACCAGTCGTTGTATATGCGAGATGTTGCATGCGAAGCCATTCCATCCTGGGAGCCGATATTCGAACCGGATGCATCTATGCTGAGCGCCATCGGAGATGGAGTGTTGAAGCTAAACCAAAGCGTAGAAGGCTACATCGACGAGGAAACTCTCGGAGACTTAACCGGAATTCGAAAGATGGGAGAAAGCAATGGATAATAGGCCGGAAAAACAGAATGTAATAACCGGACCACCGATAAAAAACTTCTTCATTTCCGAAGCAACGGGTAATTCGAAGACGACTGCCGAACTGCGTTCGAGAATAGGGCTGAAAGAATACATTATTCGACAATCAAATGGGCACTGTTGCGATTGGTGCCAACGTTTAGTCGGAGTATATGTGTATGGAGAAGAACCACAGGATGTGTATCGAAGGCATGACAACTGCACGTGTGTTGTTCTTCACAAAAGCCAAAGAGGATATAGGGATGTACACAATAGAACCCAGGATAGGATCTACAAGACAAAACGCGAGGCAATACAGGATAACATCCGCAGAAGAGAAGAACTTGTAAATAAGAAGCATCATGATAAAATAGAAAAAAGGAGGAAAGAGGAGGATTATATAGCCGGAGAAAAGGCGGCCATAAGAAGACTCCGAAAGATATATGATTCAGGAGAATTCAAAGATGAATTTCAAAAGGAACGTATTCGAAGAATTATATCTGGAAAATGGAGCCTGAAACAAAGAAAACAGAAATATTTGCAACATTGCGAGGACACACCTCAGTATAAAAGTGCTACGAAAGAGCGGGATACGGAGCAGAGTTATTTGACAATTTCAGATGAAGAAGCACAGGCTTTGATATTGAAGTATGCTGGAACGGGAGTGTCAAGTGATAAAACAAATGGAGAAGTTACAAGCGAATTTGTTACGGTGGGAGAAGATATCGGCTTTTATTACGTAGGTGGAAAAGAGAATCCTACAAATAGAATTCAGATAACGTATTCCAACAAAGGCGTGCATATAATCCCAGTGAAGATAAGATGAAACTAAACTTATGGGCTACTGTTGTACAAAACGAGATTACAGCATATTTAAAAGATGGTTCAGTGTGTACAGGTTCTGCGATTGTCTGCAATGATATAGATGAGACGGAGCGAGGCGAACGGCTTCTGTACATTGAGAACGATGATGGTTTATGGTCATACTATGAAAGTGAATTCGAAAGAATAGAATACATTGATTATTCAACTGGAGAACAAGTTGTGATGGAGGCAGAAGATTCAGGAGAAGAAAATAAGGAAACAACCAACACAACAAAAGACGATGTATCACCGAAACTGAAGATGAATCTAATGGATGAATTCTGGACATCCATACTCCGGGATCCACAGCTTGAAGCATACTGGGAGAAAAAAGAAAATCTCGAGCTAACACAAGAAGAAGGATGGGCGTACATAGACCGGCTGTCTGATTTTGCCGTAGATGCATTACAGAAAACACTCAATACAGAGACGTTACCGGATGGAATTTTGTACTGGAATATTGCACAGGCGGTGATTCCAGACTTTCTTCGTGAAGTAAGTGATATGATCTATGAGATTCAAGTGGCAACGTGGAAGAAAGAAGACTTGGAAATGGGCATCAATGCCGGATTCCAGCAAGCGCCATTCAACGAAGAAAAAATGCAGAGCATCATAAATATGATGGTGAATAACAGCATGAAGAATGCCGGTGTGGTAGATGATGAAGCGGAATAACCAGATGGGAAAGGAAGAACATAATGGCAAAGAACGATTACTACACAATCGTGGCCAAGATCCTTGTATATCTATATCGAAAATATAAGGGATTGACCAGCGATAACGAGAAAATAATACCGATGTCCAGTGATTATCCGGTGGAGGAAAAACAACTGATGGAAACCATCGGCATGATGCAGGAACAGAATTTCATAAAGGGAATAATTATCCGAGATTGGGGCGGTGAAATCGTTATAGTGGCCTATGATAGCCTGAAGATTACTCCACAGGGCATTGATTACCTAAGAGAAAACAGCACCATCCGGAAAGTGTGCGAAACGCTGAAGGAAGCGGCTCAGATATGGAGCCTGTTTATGTAGAAACAACGATTAAGCCGCCTTCGGGCGGTTTTTTCGTAGAAAAATTTACTGCAGAGGGGAAAACATGACAGAAAGAAAAGGCCGTCAGACTCCCACTCAGTCGTTGGTGCTTCCATACCGAGAAACCCACGGAACGGAAGCCGTCAGAATATATAACAGTACCGGAAAGACCGCACAGGAATGGCAGGAGCTGCTTCTGTGCGATATGATGGCATACAATGAAGAGGGATTATGGACACATACCAAATACGGGTATTCCGTCCCCCGCCGTAACGGAAAGAATGAAGTTGTGGCAATGCGGGAGCTTTACGGAATCATGAACGGAGAGAGCATTCTCCACACGGCGCACAGAACACCAACATCTCATTCCGCATGGGAACGGCTCTGCATGCTGATGGCAAAGACCGGACTGAAAGAGGGAGAAGATTACAAGACACTGAAACAGTTCGGACTGGAACAGATTACCATGCTGAAGCAGGACGGAAGAGTGAACTTCCGAACCAGATCCAGCAAAGGCGGACTGGGTGAAGGATATGACTTGCTGGTGGTGGATGAGGCACAGGAATATACCGATGACCAGGAATCCGCGCTGAAATACATCGTTACATCTTCAAAGAATCCGCAAACAATTTTCTGCGGAACACCACCCACACCGGTTTCTTCCGGAACCGTTTTTCAGAAAATGCGGGAATCGGCCATCAGCGGCCGGGCGCAGAATACCGGCTGGGCGGAATGGTCCGTTCCGGAAATGTCAGAGCCCACCGACCGGGAACTGTGGTACGAGACGAACCCGTCACTGGGAACTGTTTTTACCGAGCGATCCGTTGCGGACGAGATTGGCCCGGACGAGACGGATTTCAACATTCAGAGATTGGGCTTGTGGCTTCGGTACAACCAGAAATCGGCCATTACCGAAAAGGAATGGACGGAACTGGCCGTGCAGAGGCTGCCGAAGCTGGTGGGCGATATCTATGCCGCGGTGAAGTTCAGCCACGACAGCACCACCGTAACACTGTCTGTTGCCGTAAAAACAGCCGGCAGAAAAGTGTTCGTGGAGGCCGTAGACTGCCGGACAACCCGGGAGGGGAATGGTTGGCTGATTAATTACCTTCGGGACATGAAGCCCAGGAAGATTATCGTGGACGGTGCCAACGGTGCACAGCAGATTCTGGAAAAAGAGCTGAAAGAGAACCGCGTAAAGGGCGTGATTCTGCCGACTGTGCGGGAGGTCATTTTGGCCAACTCCCTGTTTGAGCAGTGTTTGTTCGAAGGCAGCATCTGCCATTGCAACCAGGAGAGCTTGAAACAGTCCGTATCCAACTGCGAACACCGGGCAATCGGTTCTTCCGGAGGCTTCGGCTATCGGTCCATCAAGGACAGAGTGGATGTTACGCTGACCGAGAGTGTGGCACTGGCATTCTGGGTTTGCCATGAGGACAAGACGAGGAGAAAACAGAAAGTAACATATTAGCTTATACAAGGCAGCCACAACAGGCTGTCTTTTATAATACATTTTTTACCGTCCCACCGGGTTAAGTGGAGAAAGGAAATTATCACATGGAAGAATTTAAACCAATTACAACACAGGAAGAGCTGAATGCAGTCATCGGCGACCGCGTCACGAAGGCGAGAGCCAGTGAGCGAAAAACTGTAGAGGAAGAGTTCACTCAGAAGTACGCAGATTACGATTCCATCAAAAGCACATTGACAGAGAAAGAGAATCGGATCACTGAATTAGGCAAAGAGCTGGAAAAGGCAAAGAGTACCGGAAGCACCAACGACGAGAAAATCAAGGAGCTTCAGGCGAAAGTGCAGAAATACGAGTCCGACTCGGTAAAAACGAGAATTGCACAAGAACTTGGCCTGGATGCCGGCCTTGCAAATAGATTGACCGGAGAGACGGAAGAGGACATTCGAAAGGATGCAGAGGCACTGAAGGGAATTGTCGGCAGCGCTTCGGTGCAGCGCATCAACTACAATCCGGAATCGACGGCGAAAGATGAAGAAAATGCAGCACTGAAAAATATGCTGCAGGCAATGAAAGGAGAATAAGATATGGCAATTGGAACTAAAGGAACACTGTTTGACCCGAAACTGGTAGCAGATCTGGCAACGAAGGTTAAAGGACACTCTTCCCTGGCAATGCTGTCCGGGCAGACTCCGGTATCCTTCAACGGAAACAAAGAGTTCACCTTCTCTCTGGATGCGGACGTGGATATCGTAGCAGAGAACGAAAAGAAGTCCCACGGTGGATTGACGATTACCCCGATTGTAATCGCACCGATTAAGTTTGAGTATGGCGCACGTGTGTCCGATGAGTTTATGACCGCAACGGAAGAGGCTCAGCTGAATATCCTGCAGGCATTCAACGACGGATTCGCGAAGAAGGTAGCAAGAGGTCTCGACATCGCCGCCTTCCACGGCTTCAACCCGAGAACCGGCACTGCTTCCGATGTGGTTGGAAACAACTGCTTCGATAAGGCGGTTACCCAGACCGTGGATTATGTGGCCGCTAAGGTGGACGACAATATTGAGGCAGCTATTGCCCTGGTAGAGGGCTCCGACGGAGACATTTCCGGAATGGCTGCAACTCCGGCCGTTCGTCAGGCACTGGCCGCACTGAAGACTACTGCGGGTGAGAGACTGTATCCGGATCTGGCTTGGGGCGGAAACCCGGGAACCGTGAACGGTCTGCCGGTAGACTTCAACAGAACCGTTGCAGTGGGAGATACGGACCAGGTAATCGTGGGCGATTTCGCCAACATGTTCAAGTGGGGCTATGCGAAGGAAATTCCGCTGGAGGTAATTCCATACGGTGATCCGGATAATACCGGTGTGGACCTGAAGGGCTCCAACCAGGTTTATCTGAGAGCAGAGGTATATCTCGGCTGGGGAATCCTGGACGAGAAGTCCTTCGCACGGGTTAAGAACAATGCCTAAGTACGTGAATACCAGAACCGGGGCGGTCGTGGAGACCGCTTCGGTGTGCTCCGGAGAGGACTGGGAAGAACAGAAAGAGAGCAAACCGAAGAAACCCGCTGCAAAAAAGCAGCAGAAAAACGAAAAACGCTGCACAAACGCAGCGGAAAAGGACGTGAAGACCGATGAATAATTTTGCAGAGGTTGAGGACATCAAAGCCCTGTGGAGAAATCTAAGCACCGAGGAAGAGGCGAGAGCAGAGGCACTTTTGCCGGTGATCGCTTCTTCCCTGCGGATGGAAGCAGACAAGGTGGGAAAAGACCTGGACGAGATGATCCGGCGGAAACCTTATCTTGCGGATGTGGCGAAGTCGGTGACCGTGGATGTGGTGGCCAGAACGCTCATGACATCCACCAATCAGGAACCGGTGTCTCAGTTTGCAGAATCAGCTATGGGATATTCCATCTCCGGCACGTATTTGGTGCCAGGGGGTGGACTTTTCATTAAGAAGAGCGAACTGGCCAGATTGGGACTTCGGCGTCAGCAGATGAAAGGAATATCGTTATGGGCAGAGGACTCCATGGAATAGATGTGATTCTGTACGAAAAAAACAGAATCGGCACGGACGACTTCAACCGTCCAATCTACGAAGAACTTCCGGAGGTTGTTCCGGATGTGCTGGTGGGAGAACCGACATCCACGGAGGTTCTGGACACGCTGAACATTACCGGGAAGAAGCTGGTGTACACACTGGCCATACCGAAAGGAGATATCCACGACTGGAAGGACCGCAAGGTGGAATTCTTCGGAAAGAAATTCCGGACATTCGGGGAACCGATTGAAGAAATTGAGGATATGATGCCGCTGAGGTGGAACAAGAAAGTACAGGTGGAACGGTATGAGTAGCGTGAAGATTAAGCTGAATACCTCCGGGGTGCGGGAGCTGCTGAGAAGCAGTGAACTGCAGGAAGAATGCGTATCGTATGCACAGCAGATTCAGGCGACCGCCGGAGAACACTTTGCAGTGGAGAACCGGAGCTATCCGGAAAGACGAGGTGCTGCAGTATACCCGGCAGACGATGAAGGTTATTACGACAACATGAAGAACAACACACTGGTGAAGGCAATGGGCGCCGCGAAAGGAAAATAATGATTGAGAAAACAGTGATTAAATACCTGAGCGAGAAACTAAAGCCGGTGACGGTTCTGATGGAATATCCGGAGAAGATGGACAGCACTCCATACGTGGTGATGGAGAAGACCGGATCCGGAGAGTACAACTGCATCAAGTCGGCCACCATCGCTTTGCAGTCGGTGGAGGAATCCCTGCAGAAGGCAGCGGAACTGAATGAGACGGTGAAAGCGGCCATGGACGAATTGGCCGAACTCCGGGGAATCGGAGCCGTAAGCCTGAACAGTGATTATAATTTTACCGACACCACCACGAAGCAGTATCGTTACCAGGCGATTTATAACATTACGTATTGCGAATAGGAAGGAGAAACAATATGGCGAACAATGTGAAGAACATTTCTACCGTTAAACCGAGCGTGCAGGGCGCCATCTGGATTGGCGGGGCAGAGGCAGCAGTGCCCACAACCGCAACCGGGGAGCTGACCGGCTTCGAGTGTCTGGGCACCGTATCGGAAGACGGGGTGAAGAAGAAAATCTCAAGGGACTCCGAATCCGTCAAGGACTGGGGCGGCAACACCGTGGCCACAATTCAGAAGGACTATGAAGCGACTTATGAATTCACGATGATTGAGATTCTGAATGAGAACGTGCTGAAAACGTACTACGGAGAAGACAACGTAACCGTAACCGGGAATAAAATTACCATCAAGGGAAGCTCCGCGGAACTTCCGCAGAGACCGTGGGTAATCGATACCGTACTGAACGATGGCAGAAAGTGCCGTGAAGTTATTCCGTGCGGAAAAATCTCGGATACCGGGGACATTGAGTACAAAAGAGACGAAGCCATGGGATATGGAGTGACGGTGACCGCACTTCCGGATGCCGAGGGCAGACCGTTTTACATGTACTATGAATAAGGAGAAGAAAGAGCATGATCAAAGAGACACTGAAAAACGGATTTGAAGTGGAAATTCCGGACGAGAATCTGGACGACTACGAGCTGTTGGAGGATTTGGCCGCATTGGATGAAGGGGAAGAAAACACCGGAAAGATTGTGAGCGCCTACAAGAGATTGCTGGGCGCGGAACAGTACAAAGCGCTGAAAGAGCATATTCGGAGTGACGCGGGCCGTGTATCCGCCACCGCTATGCTGGAAACGCTGCAGGAAATCTTCGAGCTTCAGGACGGCGAATTAAAAAACTGATAACCCTCACCAGAGTAATCCGGGACGATGAAAGACTTCTGATCTGCGACTTGGCAGAAACATATGGAATCTTTAATTACAGGCAGTTGCCCCTTCGGGTGGTGGCTGCCTTATTCTCTGGATTGAGGGAAGAATCAAGATTAGGACAGAAAATGCATGGTGTCCGAGGGGACCGGAAGGATTTACTGCTGGCAGTAATCGCCGACGAAACCCGGGCGATTCATGCGGCCCTCATCGGAGCGGATTACCCGCAGTCAATCACTGCGGAATTGTTTGAGAATAACACAAACAATCAGGCAGAGGGACACGGGAATACCGCAGTGTATGAGAGCAAGGACGATTTTATGAAGGCACGATACGGAGGTGAGGACTAATGGGCACCACTCTGGCACAGGCTTATGTGCAGGTAATTCCGACCACAAAGGGAATTAAAGGCATGCTTGGGAAAGAGCTGGGAAATGAAGGGGACTCCGGAGGGAAAACCACCGGAATGAAATTCACCGGCGCTTTTAAGAAGGCAATTGTGGCGGCGGGCATCGGAACCGCACTGGCAAAGACCATCAGCGAGGGCGCAAAGCTGGAACAGTCCATTGGCGGCGTGGAGACGCTGTTCGGGAAGAAGGATGCCGAGACCGTGAAGCGGAACGCTCAGAACGCGTACAAGACCCTGCAGATATCTGCGAACGACTACATGGAACAGGCAACATCCTTTTCCGCAGCACTGCTTCAGTCACTGAACGGCGACACGAAGAAGGCAGCAGCTGCAGCGGATGTGGCAATCACGGACATGTCCGACAATGCCAACAAAATGGGCACCAGCATCATAGATATCCAGAATGCCTACCAGGGCTTCGCAAAGCAGAACTACACGATGCTGGACAATTTGAAACTGGGTGGACATAACCGTTTAGCTCAGTATAAACCTTGTGAAAACGGTGGAACTCTAAACGAATTAAGACGTAGACAATACCGTGCTAAGTGTGAATTGAAAGCCGCATAAATGTTGAAGCATTCGCATGTGTTTGATAAAATTAAATAAACAAATACGTGGGGGTGCAAAATGTGGAAGAAAATAACAAGAAATAACAATTATTCAATAAACGAAAAAGGCGAAGTAAGGAATGACAAAACCAATCGCCTAAAGAAGCCATTTGAAAATAAAAGCAATGGATATATGACTGTCGATTTGTATAAAGATAATAAATCCGAAAAAGTGACAATCCATAGGCTCCTTGCGGAAGCGTTTATCCCAAATCCAGAAGGGAAAAAGACAGTAGATCATATCGACGGAAATAGGAAAAATAATTCCATGGACAATATCAGTTGGTAGACTTATTAAGAAAAAAATTAAAAATTTAAGACGGATGGAGT